TTATCAAATGATACTCCCAACCAATACACATGTAGCCAGTTCTACTTAGCTTACTTCTATCAATACCTCTTTCAGCATACTCTTGTTCAGCTATTACACTAGCATTGTCACAGTTAGGTAACTCCTTAACAAATAGTTCTACATCACCAACTGGTGAAGCAAAAGTTAAATATAAAGCAAACAATTCTTTCATTATTTATCCAGTTCCTTTCTCACACATTTTTGTTTGTAATACACATTACCAAAGAGTGTGAGGCTTGGGTTCTGTGGTTCTGGTTTTTTCCTACCAACATACTCCCATACACAAGTCATAGTCTTATTATTGTTTGCACGTTGGTGAAAAAAGTCAATGTTATCAAGGGTATAGATGTTAAATACTAACCCAAGTATTAATGTTTCAACTCCCATTAAAATAATCTCCTAATAAAATATAATATTGTAAATAAAAATCCTCCCATTAAAAATGAGAATAGAATTTCTAATATAAACCACAATGCTTTGTCAATATTAATAGACATAAACAACTTGTGGTAGTGGTGTATAATCACTTCTTCTATCCACATGGATAAAAGTTCTTGCTACTCCTACAGTCCAACCTAAATCTATTGCTCTTTTAATTAAGTCTTTTCTAAAAACTGAATTAGGTATGGCAATGTCAACTGCACAAGTATCTGTACCCCATTTATCATTACCAATTTTGTGGAATGAGTTGGGACTTGCAGGATAACCACGACTTTTTAACCAGTCGTTGTGTTCTGCTGAACGACAACAAGAAGTTATCTGTAATGGTTGACCTACATTATCTCTTAAATTTATTAAACAATTTAAGAAACCTTCAGCTAAAATAATATCTTTAGATGTAGGACATTGTAATTCCTTTTCACTAAAGTATTTATTTTCGTAGTAGTTTATTCTTTGCATTATCTACCTCCTTTCTTAACTCTTTAATTCTTTTATAAGAATTATAAAGTTGTTTGTTTAATGTTTGTATTTCTTTTATGTATAAGTTTTCTTTTGTCATTGTTTTTGTGTTCCTTTCTAAATGACTTCTAAAAATATTATACACTTTTTGCTTTTCATATGTCAAATTAAAAATGCATTTGTCAAATTACTGACACATATTGTTGCATAATTACAACAACCTATCTTCCCCTCCAATCTCTTTTGTCACCTCTTGGTGTTGTTATTTGTCTTTCACACACATGATTACTGTGTGTAGTAATAACCATTTTTTCTTTGTCAGTACAAGTATAATAACATTTAACAGAGTCATCACCAAAGAATGGTTCAACTCTTTTTTCTTTTGTTAATCTACAAGTCACAAAGTATTGGTTTCTTTGGTCATAAAGTTTACCTTTACCACTCCATTCATAACTCCAACTCTTAGCTTCAGCAGTTAAAACTAAATAAATTATAGTTATAAGTGCCACATAACCTATGAATAATTCGTAATCAGGTTTCTTCATCATCATACATCTCCATATAGTCTTTTATTTCTTCTCGTGTCAAAAGATTGACAAGTATTGGTGTGTCTTCACCTATGTATGCACCTTCAATGTTGAAGTCTATAAATTCTTTAGCTTCATCATAAGACATATCGTCCCTTTTAACCAGTTTGGTTATCATTCTGTGCTTATCATAGATAAATACGTCCACCATACCACTGCGTGTACCTACACCTATGATACAGTCATCATAATCATCCCATATTTTCATCACTCACTCCCTTCATAAGCATGTGTTACATTTATATCAATTCTATCATCCATAGAATTATCAACACTTTCTATGTCTAATATGTTTCCATCATCCATGTAGCAACCCACATATAAATCTGGGTCACAGCATTGTAATAGTCTTATAAGTTCTTTTACTTTCATTACTCAATCCTTTCTATTGGTATTTTTGGTTGTAAAGCATTAATAATTTTAGTTGTTTGTTTTCTGTCATAATTTTTCATTGCAAGTTCGTGTAGCCACCCATCACCTCCAAAGGGAAAAGCTATAAACATTCTCTTTAGAAATAATGCTTCTTGCACTGATATATTATAAGTTTCTACAACACTAATATCTCTATAATCTCCATCATCTCTATCTCCCCCAACCAAATCTATGATTAGGTTCTTTTCATCATTCACATCAACATCATCTTGATGTATAAGATAGTCATTGTACTCATTGAAACCATCAATGATTTTATATTGTACTAATACTGGCATTTCACTCTCCTTAATAAATTATCTACATCATATAAATCTTTTAGTCCAAACATATGTTGTATGGTTACTCTATATTCTGTGTAACAATCATCACATAAGTTTTTATTAAACTCATTACTAGATGTAGTATCAGAATTACATTTACATTCTTGACATTTAGTCATCTCTCATCTCCTCAATCATGGCATCTATTTCTACTGCACAGAAACCACATACCCAACCCTCGACATCACCATCATCTCGAGGGTATCTGTTAACAAACCTACCACTACCAAAGTGGCAGGGTTCACCACATTCTACACATATTTGTGAATCAAATAAGTCTTTACTCATCATCTTCCTCCTTGTCTAAATCAAACCTAATCCATATTGATGCACCTGCTTCATCACTGAAGTGTTCAACTTCTTCATAATCAACTGGTGCATTTTCATCTAACCATTTAATAAATTCTTTTTCATTCATCATTATCCTCCTCGTATAGTTGTTGTTCCATTTGATTTTGCATAGCAGTCAATAATAGATGTTGACCACATGCAGTAGAAGGTGCAAAGTCATGCACAAACTGTACAGTTATGTCTGTAAGTGCTAATGATACATCAAAGGCATCTATCTTTTTATCAAAAGATTTATTGATAACTTTAACAAGTTCATCTGCTACCCAGTCAACATCAAACTTTGCATCTTTAACTTTTTCTTTTTGTTTCTTTCTATGTTTAGAAAGCATTCGTTTAGTTTTAAAATCAATTACTTCAGTCATAGTTATATTCCTTGCATTCTAGTTAATGTATCATAGAATCTTGGATTCTCCAAGACAAATTCTTCACCTTCGT